GACCGACATCGTCCATGAGATTGATGCCCATCTCGGTCTTGATGTTTAACAAATGGCCGACCGTGAGATCGATTGCCCACGGTTGGCCTGTCTTATCGGTAAATGTCCTCAAAATGTCCTCAGCTTTCGTTACGGTACGACATACCAGGTTGGAGCCACGTGAGCACCAGCCACACCACCAGAATTCTTGCATGGTCGCAGCGATACGTCCACCATCAAGGCTTCACCGAGATTCTCGTTTCGAGTGAAGGACTTCACCATCATGAACGCTCGGAGCCCTTCGTTTCCGGTCGATCCAGCACCTGTGATGATGCCATCCATCACCGCGACCTCAATCGGAGTCTTGGCGAAGAATGCAGTCTGGAGAGCGGTAAAGTCATCGTCGGCAGTGTCATACAACATCGAGAACTCTACCGAGCCATCGATCAGACCATCGACAAATTCTTTCCAGCCACCAGAGGCGCGGGTCGTGACATCGGTCTCGTCCTTCTCCATCGAGAGCGTGAGATCTTTGACGTTGGGGATCTCGTTCCAGGTTGGAGCGGCATTGGTGCCAGTGTTGCGGTAAAGCTTTGCGTTTTGCGCTAGTACGTGAGCCATGATTAAAAACCTTTGTATCGTAGATTGACTTGAGTCATTAAGACGCCGTTATCGCTGACCTTCCCCACGTCGAAGGGTTGATCCTCTTCTATTTCGACGAGGGGAAGACCAGCCATTTTCACTCCTTGGAGCGAATTGCAGATCTCTTCGACCAGTTGCAAAAATTCGCCGGTCTTTGTTTCGTTCTGCGCGTTGTTACCATCGGCAGTGGTGCGAACGACCAAGCCGACCGTATAAGTTTTGAGATACACCCCGCCGCGAGATTGCTCGACACGTTCGATCGGTCCTGCGTAGAGAGTCACATCGTAACCAGTCAACACATCACGCTCGAAGATTGGTACAAGCTTCTTTGCTGGCGTGAATGCTTGGCTGTAGGTGGCTGCATCGATAAAAGCAACCACCGAATCAACTAGTGTTTCCCGTACTCCAGGCATTGATTAGATCTCGCGAGTGTGAATCCTGATGAGTTGCTCGGATTGGTCTGTGTATCGCCATTGAGCCTCCACGCCGACCGCAAGGATTGCGTAGGTCTTTGAACCTTCGGTTATGCGATCGCCTTTGAGCGGCAAGGTTTGGACACCACCGAGCACCAGGGCCGAGGTAAGGATTAGATAATCCCTGCTCTTTACCTGTTCGATTATCATCCCGTCTTGCGACAGGTCGTGATTAGATCGACCAGGTACAGCCTTGGTGATGACCACCGACTGGGAAGCCGATGGCCTGCTGTAAGTGATGTCTACGCCCATGATGGCCTGCTGGGTTTTATACCCATGCAAGCCAGCTGCCGCGAATGGAGTGCTACTCATTAGGTCAACAGAGCCTCGGTGGATCCAATGCGATCGGTGACGATGATCGGCACACCGAACGATTCCGTTGGGAACGGTGCTGGCGACCCGGTCGGATTCGTCGCCGTCCTGGAGCGCTGGAGCTGTCCAAGGCTTCGACGGTTGCACGCGATGTAGGTCGGACCGCGAGACGCTGGGAATCGCTCGATGGCTTGCGAGATCAGAGCATCGGTAAGCCCCTTGCCGCTGTCCGCTGTCAGGTTAGCGATCCGAACCGCTGAGTATGTGGTTCCGATCTTCAAGCCTGCCCATCCATGGATCGAGTGAGCAAGAGCCCAGAATCGACCCTGGACCGATCCAGCTCGCTCGACTCGTTGTCGCTCACCGATGGTGATCACGCCTTGATTCCCCCACAACATCTGGAGATCTTCTTCGCCGGTGCGAATCAGCCAGCAGGAGGATCCAGTGTTGGCCGTGGTGCCACCAGCACCGACCACCTGAGCATCGCTCAAGCCGTCAAGGTTGGTCTGGTTAGCCAAGCCTGAGAATCCTGCTGCCAGGTTGCCAGTACCGTAGAAAATCTGCTCTTCGCATTCGGCCAAAGCTTGTCGCAAGTGGGCCATGGCTTCGATGGCCATAACGTGATCCACGCCACGCTCATCGACCAGAGCAGCAGCCTCATCAATCCCGAAGCTGGCATCGAGGAACTTGAGCGTGTTTGTCACCTGGCTGTAGGTGCCCTTGGTGTTTTCCACCCCATCGTTGATGTCGCGGAAGCCGACCGACGGGTTGGCGGTCTTCTTCGTGTAGACGAAGGTGTTCGAGCGACATTGACGAGCCGCGAGAACTGCGAGAAGTGGTGCTTCGTCGAGGACATCGGAGAGCATCAGCTCCATGTCAAGCTTGTTGAAAGTCACCACGTTAGCTGATGTCATGTATGCATCGGCCATAATTTACTCCCTTGCTAAATTGGATTTGTAAAACTGTGAGTGTGTCTCTGTGGTGTGTCTCGTTGGTTGCCGACTAATTGGAGAGAGCTGCTGCCCACTTGGCTGACTTATCGTCGGCCCCTTGGGACTTGAGCTGCTCAGCCTTCGCGACTGCTGCTTTCTTGCTGTCGCTCAACTCGATCCGAGGCTCGGAGGAAAGCGCGGTCTCTTCGCCGTTGCTTGCCTTGGTGGCTGCTTCGAGTCGGGTCTCCAGGTCTTTGATCTGCGAGAGCAGATTTACGTTTTGCTCTTGGGTCTCCTTCGCGAAAATCGCGAAGCAGTCGCCGATGGATCGGCCTTCGAGATACCACATAGCACCCCGCTCACCGAACGCTTCAATGAATGGCTTGGCACCGTCCAACGAGAGGCCAGCAGGAGCAGCCACAGGGGCTGGAGCCGGTTGGGTCTGTTGGCCAGCTTGATTGCCTGCTAGCACTTCACTCATAATGTCTTTCCCATAATGCTTGGAAAGGAAGGAGCACAATCGTTCTACAACTTCGCGGGGCTCCCGATCCGCGAAGTGAGTTTCTACGATCCATGTGGCCAGAGATGGCAATCCCTGAGGGCTGGCCATGTCGAACAGACCGCCGCGAGTTGCAGCTGGCTCATCGACGAAGTCCACCGCCCGAAGTCCATCGAGTCGCAAAGGTAGCGTTTTGCCCTCTGGTACTTCGGTATACATCACGCCAGCCAGGCTGGTAGCAGCCGAGACACCGAACGATTCTGGATCTTCTTCTGCGAGATCCATCACGTATGTACCGAGATCACCGCTCGGAGTATCGAAGGAGGATTCAGCTAGCTGGAGATCAGCATAGGCCGAGTCACCCTCGATCCGAAAATTGGTCCATCGTCCGAGATACTTACCAAAGCCATCATCGGACATGCTTGGATGAGTGAACCGGGCTTTCGTCCCCTTGTTCGGCTGGTTGCCGTATTCGACAACTTGAGCCAAGGTATCTGCGTCCACTTCCCATGGTCGCGAGTCGTTGACCTTGCCCATCTGCATAACCTTGACGCCGTTGATCCGCTTTGCCGCTCGATCAACGCCAGACTTTGGAGCACCCCGAACGGGTGACGTTTTGAACAGGTTGTTAAGCATTTCGCGACTCTCCTTGATCTGCTGTGTCTTCTTGGTCTTCTTCGGATTCTCCAGAGTCTTCGGATTCATCTTCCTCGTCCTCTGGCTCCATCGTGTCTTCGTTGACTGGTGGCTCTTCCGGTGGTGGTGCTTGCTGTGCTCCAGGGGATGCCGTTGTAAGGGTGGACATACCCATCGAGACGAGGAACTCGTCCTCTTCGTGGATCTTTCGGACTACGTCTTTCCAGTCGTCGCCGTATCGCTCGCGACGAATCTCGGACCGGCTGCGTAGTTTGTTCGCGATCGCGAGAACGTCCCCAGCAACTTCGTCTTTCGGATTCCACCAAGGCATTCCAGACGGGATCCAGTCCCAGTTGATGTCTTCGATCCTGTATCCAGCAGGAAGGGTAAGCACCCCTTCGGCCACCCATTGCAGGATCTTCCATACGGTGATCCGGTCTAGCAGTTCGCGAAGGTCTTCCCGCTTCGACTTGCAGGATTGCAGGTACATAATCAGAGCAGACCGTGAGCCGAAAAAGTTCGTGTAGGCTTCATCGTAAAAACTCCATGGGATGTCCATGGACTTCAAAGCTGACTGGAGACACATGGTCAGAAACGATTGGAATTCGGTCGAAGGGTGCTTCGATTCGAGGAATTCCATTTTGTCGCCTGGATCCAGTTCCACCTTGACCGGACCGCGACCCAGGTCAATTCGATACTCACCGCCAGACTCTTCCTCGTCGTCGCTGTCGGCCATCTCGCGAGTAATCGCAAGAGCGAATAGCTGCGTGATTTTCGCCTTCGCTCGTGCGTAGTCTTTAACTTCGAGCACATCTTGAAACTCGGAGATTGCAGCCACCAATGGTGAGACCCCGCGAAACTGGTCAAAGGAATCCCAGTATGCAAGCTGCATGATATTCTTGGCCGAGACTTCCCGCTCGTACTCATACCGGCCATCTGTCATTCGGCGATAAACGCCTGCGCCCATCATTCGTCCACCATCGGCCAAGTGGATACCATGGACCCAGGTTGCCTTGCCATCCCTTGTCGGTGGATCTTGCACGCGATCCCCTTCGATGGCTTGCAGTTTGCCTTGGACCTTGACCAAGAAGACATCACCATCGAGGACGCGACGGGCTTCGGCTAGCCTAATCATCCGCCGCAAGGAATGCCGGTTGGCCACATCGCAATTAATCGACCTGGAGTACCAAGTCATCAGCCGCTCGAGCTGCTCGTTGAATACTGGGTCTTCGGTGCTGGCTTGGAACGTGAACGTGGAAACGAAGTCCAAATGCTTTCGGACTGCCCAGCCAGCTACGCTGTAGTTTCGCCAAAGCTCCCTGGCTCCCTCGATGACTCGTCGTCGCTTCGTGGTGTCGAGGATCTGATCGGATGTCTTGATGTTGGTCCCAGGGTCGCGCCGCTGGGTGCTCGATTCTGCCGCGATGTACCTGCCAAACATGCCGGCAAGTCGCTGACGAACTGTCTGGACTTGCTTAATCATGGCTGTTCCCCAAATTGAAGCTACTGAATCTGGACTTGGATCGGGAGTACCTGACGACTTGCTTGCGCCAGTATTCCAGCTCCTTGATGGCCTGGTCTCGATTGTACTGGACCATATTCCCATCGACCGAGACCATCATCACCCCCGCGCCGGTGGCCATCTGCTCTTCGAGAGATGCGACCATGCGCCGTGCTGTTTCGAGTTTCTGGATTCGCTCTTCGTGTGACATAGGCTTATTTATTTACCTTGTGGAGTGGATCGATACAAATGCGCAGCTACTGATCTGCCGCAGGATCTGCGCCAAGTGGCCACGCCTCCTTGAGCGTATAGACTTGCTCGCAGCCCTTGCAGGTGACGTGGTAGAGCTTCATCAAGTAGCCATCATGCTCGAAGCTGTGATACGCCCCCCGGTTTTTCGTGCACCCTGCCGCCTGGTCACAGTGAGGACATCGAGGGATGGTGATCGATACTTTCGGTTTCGATTTGCTCATAGGTACTCGACCCTCCTG